GGTACACACCCTGGCAGTTTCACGTGTTGCTTAGCACAGTGAGATGCACTCCTACCCGAATCCGAGGAGATGAGGCGCTTTAAACCGTCTCTTGACCCGAATAGAGGTTTCTAGTCCGTAGAAACCCCTACTAGGTTCACTCCAAGGATCAGGGAGGAACCCCCCTGAGGAGGTAAAGTACAGAGAAAGTTTTCTCTGCAGGTCATCATTGGTGGCCCGGTACCCGCGTACTTTTGTACAGCGGGCACGGGAGACCTTTGACTGGAATTTCCGTGCTGCCGTCCTAATGGACGGAACACGCATCTCGGAAATTTCCAGGGGAGCTCTAAAATAGAACTCCACTGACCGGAGATTCCCCACAGCGGTCTGGTATGCCTCCGTAAGAGGTATACGTCGCTGTGACGAATCGTCCAACGCCATTGGCGAAAGCAGGCCCTCACTGAAGGACTTCCATTCCGAATCGGCTTGGAATACCTGCTTCAACCAACCGTCTGAGGCTTTGCGTAGTAAAGATGACTGCGCATTGCCGACGGGTGACAAACCGAGACCTGTTACCAGTTCCTCAATTGAGGCCTGGGACAGGTAACGGAGCCACTGGAGATGGTGTGTCTGGGACACCTTTGGCCGGATGGGTACATTTACCCCTCCATAAGCCTCTGGTGCCGACACAGGAATACCCCACCGTGAAGCTAACTGCCAGCTATACCAAAATGGTGATAGCCGGTAGAAAAACTTCATGGGCCTTTCATAAGGCGCGGTGGCATCTCCTAAGATTGACGTGGCCTGGGATACCCAGGACAGTTGACCCTTGGAGCCACCGGGTGGGGCGACAATGACGGAAAGTGGCAAGAAAGGCTGCTCAAAACCGTTGTCCATAGGGATCTCGGTAATGAGTGCATACTTCTTATGCCAGAAGCTCTTTTGGATAGATAACCTTCCTCCCATTTGGGGAAAGGTGCTATCGAAAATGCGCTTCCGGCCTTCATGCCACCTTGGGAGTAGACCGTCGTCGCCTACTCCACGGAGCTTTGCATCCGTCCGTCGTAATCCCTTATACGTACGCCTACGCTCCAATGGAGTGTAGGGGTACACCTTTAATGCCTGTTCTGCACTAAAAAGTGTAACAAGCATCATAGGTGGGAAAGATGTGGGATCACCCATCATCTGACCCGTAGAAGTGATTACTCCTCCCACGGTGTTCAAGTCTCGGATCCAGTCATTCCATATGGAAAGAATGAGCGAGGCATGACCGTGCTCCCATTCCTTAATGCCAGGAGTAAACCTGTCATCAAGTAAGGGTGCCCGTGGGTAGTGCTGGAACAACCGTTTGGGGGTTAGATCCAAAGAAGTTTTCCCAAGAAGAATCTTCTTGGGACCAAACAACTTTGTGAACCAACGCCTGTACTTTTGAAGTACAGGGTAAAGGTTCGCTAACTCCTCATAAACGGTCTGGGTGACCCACTGAGGATGTAGATCGGTCGCAGCGGTAGCGTCCAGGGAATACCATGGACCCGCTTCGCCTCTCATATCCACTTGGGCGGTGCCACCCAGTGCAGCACTAAAACGGGGATCTTTGACCATAATGGCATCGATCACCCGTCTCAAGACCTGTTGAACAAGATTCACAGCGGTTAAAGAACACGTTGGAAATCTTGTCTTCAAGCCTTTTTCCTCAGCCACTATTGGAAGAATGGGGGTGTATGTGATGGAATCCATTACATACTCCACACCATCTTGCAAATAGCGCTGGAGGAAGTGACCCGTGCCTGGAAGGGACTTTTCTAGTTCTTCCCAGGAACCCGTGAACAAGGAAGCAAAATCTTCCTTGGGCGGGTTGAGCTGAGAATCAGGGTGTAAACTCTGACTCAACAGCTCCAGGTATGCCCCATCTTCGTCTGCATTTGAATGCGGACGAGTTGGGTCACCGCGGGTCTTCCTCAGAGCGTAGCCCAGCAAAACAAGATGCTGGACACCTGTTACGTGCCCTCCTGTGCTCCTTGGATAACCAAGAGCAGCATTCGAAGAAGGCATAGTAAACAGGTCTTTGGTCGTTGGTGGAATCTTCCAACGACTAAAGTACGATTTGATAAACTCCCGCCAATCCGGGTGCTCTTCTGGAGGTTCTGATGTCAAACGTGACACCAGGTCCAGAAGGCCTTTCGGGTCAGGGGGAGCAGGTGGTAATGCCCTTGCCGCGTAGGATACTTTTATCGCTACGCGCTTATCGGCAAAAACCATAAGCCTTCCCTTAGGTTTAGGGCCTCCAAACATCCAAGCTCGATTAGCTTGGCTGAGGGCCTTAATCCTTTGGGCGGCTTCCAAGGGATGGTATACAAGTTGTGACTTGAAACGCTCGAGGCCCTGTAGCCTACTGCTATTGAGCCGAGTGTACAAGTTGTACTTCTTGAGATACCAAGACCGCTCTGTTTGATAAGTTAACAGAACGGCATCCCAGGTTGCCCTTATGAACTCTAGTACCTCCAGGTTCTCCGCGTAACGGCGAGCCTTACGGTTCTTAGGGTCCACCTTTCGCAAGCCAGATACTGCCTTGCGGATGTCCTCATCCCAGAGTGTGTACCACTCGTGAAGGGAAAGGGCTGGATCCTTGGGGGGTGGGAGGACCTGTAAAAGTGCAGGTCCCGAACCACTCAGAGTTCCGTTGATGAACCGAAAGTGCGTGCAAAGTGCAAGTACTGAAACGGGATACTTCAACAACGGCTGGAGCCGTCCATGGAGGGATAACCCTTCATGGGTGCGGTAGTACCATTCCAACTTGGGAATGTTACCGCCAAACTCCATCTGAAATGGCTTTTGCACTTCCTCGGAAATTTGATCCTTGGAGTGCCCGCCAGGTTGAGGAAGGGGATTCCCCTTCTTCTTCCGACGAATCCGCTTAGAGCGGACAGAGGGACTCTGTTGAGAGTCCAGGTTGATTTTACCATCAACCATGATGCCACTAGGATTCCTGGTGGTTG